AACCTCAAACCCCCCCATCGTCTAAGTGTGCAGCTCTTTTAACAACTCTATTACACCACGCGCCACATATCTGTCAACAACAAATTTCCAACTCGCATCTCAATCATGCAATTAATGAACATCGTTCATCAATGCGCTGTCAGTTTGACAATAAGGAAGGCGGCTGTTATACTGTAAGTGTCAGTTAAACAAGTCAAAGGAGTAGTACAATGGCGACTAAATTGGAAAAGAACGTTAGTAAGATCATCGCCCATCATGGCGGCACGGTTGTGCAGCGCGGCGTAACGGGCGGCAATTGGAGCAACTGTGATGGGCTTGTTGAGGGGCGTTTGATTTGCGACAAGTATGAGCGTAACAATTTGGCTATGTGGATTAAACACCATCCTGATGCCGAATTGGTTGAGAGTACGTTCGGGGCATTTTACCAGTTGAAAGGTTATTGCATCGCCACCGGGGCGGGGTACGGGGGATGCGCGCACCGCCGTGCGAAGCAGGTATGGTATGCGGTCATCAAGATTGATGATGCGGACTAGCTCCCCAATTATGTGGGTTGGGATCTCAGCAGTGAATCCGGGCAATATTTTATCGACAATACGTTGAGGAGGCAACGATGGACGTGATTCTCGCTATCGCAGCTTTCATCATAATCATCGCGTTCTGCCATAATGCATCGGACTGGAAAGGAAGTAGGCCTCTGGTATGTTGTTCCCGGAACCATGAACATCCGCGTTCACGTGAAGTAAGGAGACTACCATGTTCTACGTAATCAAATATTACCAGCGCAACAAAGAAACCGGGGTTTACGAACTTAAACATATGCACTGTGACACGATCAAAGCAGCATGCGAGTATCTTCAATTCATGGAAAAACATCCCTCTTACGTTTTCGTCTCCATGAAGAAAGTAGGCTGACTATGAACCCGGAAACCTTGCTTGCCATCATAGCTTATGCAATCGGAATGGTTTACATTTGCAGGAGGCATCGATGAAACATGAAAAGCAAGATTATTTAAATGGATACGAGCTTTCAAAGCTTCATGACTTCATCAAATTGAACGGTGATAGGCACGAGCATGGAAGCGTTCCTAAACATTTGAGCTATTGGGCTGAAAAAGGCTATATAGCTGGCATAGATAAAAGGGAGTTTAAAAGAGATTTAATTCTATATTTTTAAAATATGATTTATGAAGATTCTATGAAAAGGCCAATTCCCGGCCTTTTCTCATTAAATCGGAGTATACTAGCTATTGTCAAAGCAAGCCAACCAATCGAAAGGAATCTGTTATGGCTGCTAAAATCACGCGCACGTTCACTGTTTACGAGATCGTTGCCTACATGCTCAACGACGAAAATCCGCCCGAGGTTGAGGAATATGCTCGCGTGCAGGCTACCGACACCACCATGAACGATCGCAAGGCTCGCGTAGCTCTTCGCGATGCAGGTGTGGCGCTGCCGAAGCACTCCATGGTCAAGTGGGCGGACGGCGAGACCGTCACCTACGGTATGACCGTGGAAGACTTCATGGGTTATGGCGAAATCATCAACGCTTAACAAATAAGGAGATAAGAACATGGCAGAGAACACCGAGATCATGGCCGCCGATGAGGTAGTTATCAATGACCTGGCACCGCGCACTTACGACATCAAGGAGCTTTCGCAGCCCGAGTCCAACGCTTTCTGCTCGATCAAGGAAGATTCACTCGAAGCTAAGAAGCTCGTATACAACGCTTCGAACAACCCCACGCATAAGATTGACGACTACATCAACAAGGAGATCGCGCTTAAAGACGTGTTCGTCGAGATCATCGAGCTGGCCAACGAGAACACGGGCGAGCTGGAACAGGCTCCTCGCATCGTGCTTATCGATGACAAGGGTGAAAGCTATCAGTGCGTGTCCAACGGCATCTTCGGTTCGCTCAAAAAGCTCATGGCGATCTTCGGAGAGCCGACATGGGAAGACCCCATCCACGTCGTTGTAAAACAGGTGAAGGTCAAGCGCGGGACGATGCTCACCCTCGAAGTCGCGTAAGGTTCCATCCGAATATCAAGAACAAGAGCCGTCCTATGTGGCGGCTCGTTTAGGAGATAGACATGCTTTCGACTGCCGATAAAGACTTGATGGACAGATTTTTGTTTTCCGCCGTTAACCGTACGCTCCGTAAGACATATTGGGGCGACAATGCGGTTCCGCAGGGTGTAGCCGTTTTCAAGGTGCATCAGAATGGGCGCATCGAATATATGTTCACCAAAGATGACAAGTTCGATCTGAAACGCGATGACATCAACGATCTTCGCGAGCTGTGTCGCATGTACATGCTTGATGGTTACGTCGGCATCGTCTTCGTCATGCATTCGGAAGCGGTCAAGATCGTCTCCAAGCACAGGAAGTATCCTTATTAGGAAGGAGGTATGATATGCCTACTAAAGACGGGGTGTTCTACGAGCTTTCCGATTCGCCCTATCGCGCGCTCTACGGCGATTACACGTTCCACTTTTCAAGCCGCAAGCATCAGGAAAGCTTCCTCGATAAGCTGTCGGTTCGGCTCGAATGGCTGTGCGACAGTTTTTCGAAGCGCTTCAAGTTCGAAATCGACGCTCGGTTAATCGCAGTCTTCCAGCTGTATTTCCAGGTCGAGACGCGCGGTTGTTATGTTAAAATGGTTGATGGTGAGGTGTTGAGATGCAAGAAGAACCTAAGATTGCATGGACTAAAAGCCAGCGTGCAAGACTCAACTCAGCCGTACGAAAGTACAATAATGCGATTCGACGCGCCCAGCGAGCCGTTCCAGCCAATGCCCCCTTTCTCCCGGCACAAGTAAGTTATCAGGATTTGAAAGCATCCATCAACAGCGCGCGGACGCTGAACAACACGGTCAACCGCCTGTTGCGAGTCACGCGTCCGCGAGCTCTGGAGCTTGCCAGCGTGGGAGACGGAGGCATCGTTACCCGTTACGAGGTGAGAGAGTTTCAAATCGCCAAAGCTGTGAACGAGCGCCGCAAGAGCTTGCGCCGCAAGAAGCTCGGCATCGATTACGGCCAGACGCTCGGGCGGATGGGCACCATCCAGCAGAACAACCTCGCACCCGACACCCGAAGCGCACGAGACTTCTCGCCCGTCGGTCTCAAACGGTTTTTGCAGCGCGCCGAGCAGATGATGGCAACGTCGAACATAGATAAGGTGCGCCTGTACTACAAGAACTACATCACCGCGCTCAACACCGTGTTCGGCGGGTACTCGGAATACGATGCGGCCATCGCCTCCATTGCCCAGAAGATCCAGAACATGATGAGGGACGAGCCTGACAGACTCCTCGATTTCTTCGAGTCAGGAGACGAGATTCTGCACATAGAATACATCTACGAGCCGCAGGATCGCGAGACCAAGCTGTATTATTTGGTTGAGCGCTGGAAGATGCTATGAGATGCGATATTTCACGGCTGACTTCGAGACGACAGCCGACGATTTTACAGAAACGCGTGTATGGGCGTGGGCTGTCTGCACCTTGAAAACCTATGATATAAAGCATGGAACCGATATCGACGGGTTTCTCAGATGGTGCGAGTGCGCCCCTAACGCCCGAGTGTATTTTCACAACTTGAAGTTCGACGGGAAATTCCTCATAGACCATTTGTTGAAGTCAGGGTGGGAGTGGTCTGAATCGTCTCAAGCGAGAATGCCGTACACTTTTACCACGTTGATATCGGACATGAACCAGTTCTACAGCATCAAACTTCATTATAAGAAAGGGCATTTCGTGGAGTTCTGCGACTCGTTGAAGATCATACCTCTTCCCGTTGCCAAGATTCCCGAAGCGTTCGGTTTCGAGGCACATGAATCCAAGCTCGAAATCGACTACACAGAGCATCGAGAGGTCGGCCACGAGCTTACGCAAGAGGAAATCGACTACATTTCGGCAGACGTGAGGATCGTCGCGCGAGCGCTTGGGGAGCTGATCGATCACGGTGCCACCAAGATCACGGCAGGGTCGAACGCCATCGCCGAGTACAAGAAGACCATAGGAGGCGAGAAGGGTTTCAGACGCATGTTTCCCGTGTGCGACTACGATGCCGAGATTCGCCCGTGCTATAAGGGCGGCTTCACCTATGTCAACCCGGAGTACCGGGGCAAAGACATTGGAGCCGGCATCGTGCTCGACGTGAACAGCCTGTACCCATCGGTCATGGCGAGCATCTGCGGGGAGCTTCTCCCTTACGGCGACCCTGTGCTCTACGAGGGCGAGTACGTGCAAGACGATCGCTATCCGCTCTACATCCAAACAGTGCACGTGGACTTCACGCTCAAGCCGGATCACATACCCTGCATCCAGATGAAAGGCAACCTGAGCTTCCTGCCCACCGAATACGTGAGAGATTCCAAGGGAGAGCAGACGCTCGTGCTCACAAGCGTCGACTTGGCGCTTCTCAAAGACCATTACGATATAAACTCCATCCGATACGGAAAAGGATGGAAGTTCAAAGCGAGCCGCACGCTTTTCGAGAAGTTCATCATGTCGGCCAACAATGAGAAGATCGAGGCCGCGCGAACGGGAAACGCCGGAAAGCGTTATATGGCGAAGCTGAAAATGAACTCGCCTTACGGCAAGATGGCAACGAATCCGATCAAGAGGTGCCGCCGACCGATTCTCGGAGAAGACGGCATCGTGAAATACGAGATGCTCGCACCCGAGCACACCGACGGAATGTATCTGCCGGTAGGCGCATTCATCACGGCTTGGGCGCGCAACAAGACCATTCGGGCGGCACAGTCGGTCAAGCACCGCTTCGTCTACGCCGATACCGATTCGCTTCATTTGATCGGAACCGACTACCCGCAAGAATTGGACATCGACGAGTACAGGCTCGGCGCTTGGAAAGTGGAAAGCGAGTTCTGGCGTGCGAGGTTTTTGCGTCCGAAAACCTACATCGAAGACGACGTGAAGACAGGCAAGCTCACCGTACATTGCGCTGGGATGCCGGAGCGCTGCCACGAGCATGTGACTTGGGAGAATTTCAAGCCGGGCGCGAAGTATTCCGGGAAGCTCTATTCAAAGACCGTAAAAGGCGGTATTATACTATACGAAGGTGATTTTGCCATTAGAGAGGAGATGGACATATGAGCAAGTACCAACCGAGCTTGCGGGAGCTGGCGATGGAGCCGGACGAGGACAAGCGGCTGGAGATGGCCGCTCGAATCGACGAGGACGTGGCCGAGCTGGACGACCGATGGGACGAGCGCGAGGGCTGGCGAAACGAGCGCGAGGAGTGGGATGCCGAGCGCGACAGCCTCAACGCAGAGCTCGACGAGGCGATCGCAGAGCGCGACCGGTACCGTGAGGAGCGCGACGAATCGCGCCGCAAGTACGCTGACCGTTTCTTCGACGCGCCGAGCGATACCACCGTCCTGCACGTGACGCAGGAAACCGAGCGCGAGCCTATCCGCTCGGCAGACGAGATTTGGGATTAAGGAGACAAACCATGGCAGTGAAGCAACCTAACCTTAAAGCCGCAGATTCCCCGATCATCGGCAAGGGCGACCCGGCGGCGCGCCAGTCGGCGACGCAGGCGGCGCTCGAAGCCACGATCAACGAGGTTCCGGAAGTCGCGTCTGCGCTCGCGGCTCGCGGCGTGGCCGCACAGGTCGACGATACCGGGCGCACCTTTGTGGAGCTTTCCGGCACGACCGCCGAGCTGCACAACATCGGCGAGTACTTGGCCAGCTACCAGCCCGCGCGAAACGCGTTTCTCAACGCGCTCGTGAACCGCATCGGCCTCACCATCGTGACCTCCAAGCTGTACCGCAACCCCTGGGCTGTGTTCAAGCGAGGATATTTGGAGTTCGGCGACACCGTCGAGGAGATCTTCGTCAACCTCGCCGACGTTCACGGGTTCTATCCGGAGGGTGCAGAGGACACGTTCGCCAAGCGCGAGATCCCCGATGTTCGCGTCGCCTTCCATCGCATGAACTTCCAGAAGTTCTACAAGACCACCGTTTCGTCCCAGCAGCTGCGACAGGCTTTCCTGTCCTGGACGGCCGTGAGCGACCTCATCGCCCGCATCATCGAGTCGCTTTACACCGCAGCCAACACCGACGAGTACTACGTCATGCGCTACTTTTTGGCCAAGTGTCTGCTCAACGGCTATATCGGCTCGATCAACATCCCCGAGCCGACGAAGGACAACGCTATCGACGTGGCAACGCAGTTCCAGTACCTGAGCGACCTGTTCCAGTATCAGTCGACCAAGTACAACATGGCAGGCGTGACGACCCACACCGATTTCGAGGATCAGTACTTCATCATCACCGCCAAGTTCAAGGCGACCATGAACATGAACGTTCTGGCAACCGCGTTCCAACTCGAGTACCGCGAGTTCCAGGCACGCCTCATCACCGTCGATTCGCTCACCGACTTCGACTGGGCGCGCCTCGACAAGCTGTTCACCGACCCGGCGACCGGCGCGCTCGATCCAGGGTACGCTCGTTTCACGACCGAGGAGATCGCCCTCCTGGAGTCCATCCCGGCGGTCTTGGTCAGCCGCGATTGGTGGATGGTGCTCGACAACTACCTCGAAGACGCGCAGTGGTTCAACGGCGAGGGTCTGTACTGGAACCATTGGCACCACACCTGGAAGACCATCTCGTGCTCTCCGTTCGGTCAGGCCGCCGCGTTCACGAACGTCGCATCCACGATCACGTCCGTGAAGGTCACTCCGGAAACCGCCTCGCTTTCTCCGGGAGCGTCGCTGCAGCTCTCCGCTGCAGTCGTCGGCACGGGCATCGTGAACCAGGGCGTGCAGTGGTCGCTCACCGGCGCTGTCTCTTCCGGTACCACGATCACGAGCGCGGGCTACTTGAAGGTGGCCGCAAACGAGACGGCGACCGCGCTCACCGTCACCGCGACCTCCATCGCGGATGCATCGAAAGCCGGTTCCGCAGCCATCACGGTCGTCCAGCCGTCTGCCGCTTAAAACGTTTCGTCATTCGGGAGCGGGTCGTGCCCGCTCCCTATCTGTTAAGGAGGTGAGCGAATGTACCAGCCGAGCACCGAGGTTCGCATAGGCTCCGTACCGTGGAACCCGTCGTACAAGCACGTTCGATGGTATGCTGACAAGACGGCGCAAGCAAACGGCGTTTCCTCGTTCATGGACGCTTCCAAGACCATCAACACGTATACCTACCAGCGCTTGGACGGCTCTATCGACGTTGAGGGCAACCCAGAAGAGTATTACGGATTCAACTACGTCATGTTCCAGAACGCGAACTTCGGCAACAAGTGGTTCTACGCGTTCGTAACGAACGTGACGTACAAGAACGCCAGCACCGTGAACCTCAAGCTCGAACTAGATTACGTGCAGACCTACATGTTCGACTATGATTTCAAGCCGTGCTTCGTCGAGCGCGAGCACGTCAACTCCGACGGCATCGGCGAGCATATCAAAGACGAGGGTATCGACCCAGGCGAGCTGAAATGCACGTATTCTGCAATCGACAACGACAACATGGATTGCTACATGGTCGTGGCATCGGCCGTGGAACCGCTCAAGGACGGCACGTACGTCAACAACGGCGGCGACCAGTACATGGGGGTGACGAGCGGAACGAGCCTTTCGGTGTTTCTGACCGTCGACCAGTTCAAGTCGTTCATGCAGGCGTTGTCCGACAACGGGCAGCAGGATGCGGTGTCGCAGGTGTACATGTGTCCCCGCGCTGCGATCCCCAGCATCGTCGCCAAGTCTAACGGCTGGGGCTATTGGGTGGACGCGTCCTCTCCGACTCCCAGCGATGAGAAGAACTATAACCTGGGATTCACCACGTTGGACGGTTACTCGCCGAAGAACAACAAAATGTACTGCTTCCCCTTCGAGTACGCGGAAGTCACGAACTTCACAGGCGCATCGCAGCAGCTTCGACTGGAGTTCTTCGGAACGCCGGGGGTCGTGTCGTTGCAGCGCACCGGAGGCTGCGACGCGAACTCGCGTTTGGCATACATACCGACGAACTACAACGGGGTGAACAGGTTCGTCGAGGGAGCGGTGTACCTCGACAAGTACCCCACGTGCAATTGGGTGTACCAGGCGTTCGCCAACATGCTGGGCGCGTCGGAGGTGAACACGCCATGGGGTTCGTTCAACTCGCTCAGCCAGTCGCCCTACGTCAACTCGTTCATCGATTCAACGCAGAACATCATCGGCAGCGCGCTGAACATGGACATTCAGGGGATGCTGAACTCCGCGGTCAACGGCGCGCAGGATCTGACGAACACGTTCGCCAACTTCTCGAAAGCGTCTCGAACGCCCAACACGTCGCGCGGAGGCACTAACTCGACTACCGCGCTCGTGAACTACGGGACGTACACCATGGGCATCCGTAAGTACACGTGCCGTGCCGAGATAGCACGCCAGATAGACGATTTCCTGAGCGTTTACGGGTATAACGTGTCGATCGTTAAAACGCCCAACATCACGGGACGCAGGTCGTGGAACTACGTTAAGACCGTGTCTGCGAACATGGGCGGCAACGTTCCCGCGAGCTATCTTCGGGCTTTCAATCGGCTGCTGGATTCAGGGGTCACGTTCTGGCATGCGGACGACGTGGGAAACTACTCGCTGGACAATTCGATCGTATAGAAAGGAGGCAACATGAACCCTATGCAAGTGCAGACGACTCCATACGGGCTTCCCTGGGGGTATGGGATCCCGAAGAACGCGAAGAAGAGCCATCGCGACCTGGAAAACGCCATGATGAACTCGCAAACCATGTTCTTGTGGCAGATGCGCCTTTACGAGCTGGCCATGAGCGTGTTCGAATGGGAGAACCTTCCCGAGGGCATCAACGAACGCCAGATAGAATGGTGGCTTCTGCGAGACGGCTTCTGTGTGTTCCTGCACGATGAAGATATTGCCCTCGACCCGATCCAGCGCAGCCCGGAAGGCTACGCCATCATGCAGTGCATGCTGGAGGGCGGATTCGACATATACTCGCAGCCGGTGAACCGCATAGCGTACTCGGTGATGGGCGTGAACATCCCGCTCACAACAGAGAACTCGGTGATCATCTGGAACTCGAACCTGCGCGTGCCTACCTGGTTCGCGCTCAACATGTACGCGAAGAAGCTGTGGGCTATAGACCGCGCCATCGACGTGAACGTGCACCAGCAGAAAACGCCTCGCGTGGTCAAGTGCTCGAACAAGCAGCGCGGAAGTCTTGAGAACCTGATGGCGCAGGTAGACGAGTACAAGCCGATGATTATGACGGACAAGGACTTCGACCTCGAATCCATCGACATCCTGGACAACTCCTCGCCTTACGTCGCCGAGCAGCTCTACGAACTCAAGGACAAGTACTGGAAAGAGGTGCTGAGCTTTCTCGGCATCGCCAACGCCGACTCGAAGAACGAGCGTATGATCGTGGACGAGATGCTGGCTTCGCTTGGAGGGACTGAAGCCCAGCGTCTATGCCGACTGGAATCACGGCAGTTCGCATGCAAGCAGATCAACGATATCTTCGGGCTCGACGTGGACGTGCATTTCCGTGTGTCCGAGAAGCGCCAAGAGGAGCAGTGGGCTATCGCCGACGGCGAGTTCGACGAATCTAAGTACGCAGATGAGAACGGAATCGAGGTGAACGGAGAATGAGCAAGTATAGGACTCAATTGAGATGGCTTGTAGAGCAATGGCTTGCCGACGAGGGAGCCGCTCCTATAGAGGCGAACTGGCCTCTTGCCTACGATAAACTGGGACTCGCAGATTACCCGATCTTCGACGAGGCGTACCGTAGAACGCTGAACGACAAGATCATCAGGCATTACTACATGTACGAGATAGGCGCGGAAACCGCTGGTCAGTTCAGGCTGTTCGTGCGCGACACGATGCACCTCATCATGCCGTACTACAACCAGTTGTACGAATCGCTCGGTGTAGCCGCGAAGATTCTTCCCCTCGTAGACCACATGCGAACGATTGCCGAGGATGCGACGGGAACCTCGCAGAGCGATGCGAACACCGATTCGACGAGCTCGAGCACAGGCCAGGGCGTTTTCAGCGACACGCCGCAGTCGGCGCTCAACCTTGAGAACATCAAGGACGGCAAGTACGCCACTACCGCAGATTTCACGAATGCGTCTACAACCGATGCAGGGAAATCGTCCTCGACCGGCACGTACGACAACAAGTTCTCCCGTACCGAAACAGGGCATGTCAAGCCAGAGGCGGAATTGCTGTTGCTATGGCGAGACACGTTTGTTAATATTGATCGCGACATAGTGGAGGATCGCGAGCTGCGCGATTGCTTCATGCTCATATGGTAAGGAGGCGTTAAATGGCGAGCACACCCGTACCGCCTATGCCCATTCTCCCGTACCCTCCGGAGGAAAGGCCTTTTAGATATTGCGTGCAGATGGCTCTACCGGCCGTCTACGGTGACGAGCTCGATTTTTACTCGCTGCTGGCAAAGGTCGTCAAGCAGCTCAACGATCTCATCGCATCCAACAACATGCTCAACGAGGACATGAAGACGCTGTACGAATTCGTAGAGCAGCTTCGAAACATCATGGACGAGTTCATGGCTACGGGATTCGACGATTATTACAAGCAGCAGGTTATCGAATGGATTAACGGCCATCTTACATGGTTGTTCACGACTATTGCACGCCAAGTTTACTTCGGGCTGACGCTCGAAGGATACTTCGCAGCATATATCCCTGATGGATGGTCGGATATTGTGTTCGACACCGGAGCGGACTACACATTGGACACGTACGGTCGTCTCATCCTGCGTTGGGATGCGGACAGCCCGTATACCGTCAACCAAACACCTGAGAAAGTAAGGAGCTAATCATGGCAGTTCGAGAATACGTTGGGGCGCGCTACGTTCCGTTGTTCGCCGATCCGATCGAGTGGAACGACAAACGAACCTATGAGCCGCTCACGATCGTGGAGCATGAAGGCAACAGCTACACGTCCCGTCAGTTCGTGCCGCTTGGAATCGACATTTCAAACGAGGACTTCTGGGCGCTCACTGGAAACTACAATGCGCAGGTCGAGCAGTACCGCCAAGAGGTATTGGCATTCGATGGTCGTATCACAAAGAATGCTAATGATATAGCGAAGAATGCTAATGATATAGCGAAGAATGCTGATGATATAGCGGCGGTTAAAACCGTTGCCGATAATCTCGAAAGCCACGTTGGAACCGAATTCATCGTTATCGGCGATAGTTGGAGCGACACCGACCCTTCTACCACCACCTATATTAAATGGCCTATTACATTTCAAAAGTATACGCGAATGAATATCCATAATTACGCTCGTAACGGCGCTAGCGTGGTAGGATCGACCCCTGATCCTGGACAAAGCGGAAACTTTTTAGGGCAGGTCAACAAAGCGATAGCCGACACGTCCTTCGATCATTCTAGGGTAGAGCTGATCGTGATCATGGGCGGCGTAAACGACTATCGTTCTGGGCGCACGTTCTCGGATGTTGCCGAGGCATGGAGCGGTCATATAGCATCGTTGACCTCGGCCTTTCCAAAAGCAAGGATCGTTTCATTCCTAAATTATCAGATTTTCCTTTCGCGCGACGAGTGGAATTGGACGAATCTTGCAAAACGCATCATAAGGGAACGAAGCGGCTGCCCTGTTCACTCGATGATCGGATGGGTGAGCGGATCTCAGTTCATTGCAGATAAAGTGCATCCGAACGACGCTGGATATCGTCAACTATGCTCTAATATGATAGCCTGTTGTTTCGGAGGAAATCCCGTTTTCGTTTCGACAACTATACGAAAAACGGTGGCGGGAAGCGGTGGTGCTTCGATGGATTTCATCATATCCGAGCATTTTGCCGAAGACGCGATGATCAGGACTATCCAAACCGTCAACAGCGGTATTTCGAAGGAGCAGACAATCACGCTTTCATTAGACAATACCACAGGACTGACTTCCAACGCGCCGTTCTATTCGTGGGGGAGCTATACAGACGAAACGTCCGGAGCATGCGTATATGCAAAGGGCACCGATCCTGTTGTTCCGACCGATGCTAAAAAGCAGCCTGTTTCCTTCAATATAAGCTGCATGGTTCCGAAAAACGGCCAGACACTTGGCAATTCGTTTTGGATCGGAAACGCATAATGCCTAACGATCCTACAGGCGGTGGAAACCCCAACTTCTTCAAGACCTTTAAGGGGGCGTATGTCCACGCCCCCTCCCCCGAAGCGATGTTCACCAGCGAGCGGGTCATGCTGTCCTGTGTGAACGACGTGCAGTTCCAAGGCGATTGCATGATCATGAACTACACGCCGGGCGCGACGCTCACGACCCTGCCTCAGGAATGCCGCCCCTCTACCGAAGTGCGGATTCCCGTGATCGTCGATACTAACGTGGACGTGCTTTCGATTCAGACGAACGGGGCGGTTTCCCTGCATGCGTCCACCGACGGCATGGTTTATCTCGCGGGGGCTTCGTTCAACATAAGCGCCAATTGGTATTCTAATTAGGAGAAATCAAATATGGATGTTAACGATATTGTCACTCTTATCGGTAGTCTGGGTTTCCCTATTGTGGCTTGCGTGGGCATGTTTTACCTGTACAATCGTACTCTTAAGGACTTTACTAGCACACTTAACGACATTGCGAGCGAGATTAAGGAGTTGCGGGAAGAGCTTAAAGGGTTGATCAAGAATGCTTAGGGGCATCGACATATCCAACTGGCAAGCGGGATTGGATGCGGATGCGGTGTTTCCCAACGTGGACTTCGTAATCTGCAAGGCGACCGAGGGCGTGGGTTTCGTGGACGGATACTGCGACAGCTGGGTGCAGTGGTGCCGCCGGAACGGCAAGCCCTGGGGGTTCTACCATTTCGCGAATTCCAACGATCCCATGAAAGAGGCTGTCCATTTCATAGACAACACGAGCAACTATTTCGGCGAGGGTGTGCCGGTGCTTGACTGGGAGGGCGATCAGGGCGTCGACTGGGTCAACGAGTTCGTGCGCGTCGTACATGAGCAGACCGGCATCTGGCCTTGGATCTACGCTAACCCCTGGCGATTTAACCAGGGCGGCGTGGAGCATAACTGCATGCGCTGGATCGCGAGCTACCCCGACGTGCTGCGCCCGGGACTCGACTACGACCCCGGCGAGCCTCCGGAGACGGACGGCCTCGTCGGCTGCTGGCAGTACGCGTCCGACGGGCAGGTGCCCGGATACGCGGGCAACCTGGACGTGAACCGCTTCTTCGGGGACAAGACGGCGTGGGACGCGTATTCGGGAGTTGCGAGCGCGCCTGCTAAACCGAATGGTCAGTCGGTTTTAGAGAATGAGAAATTCCGCGTGACAATTCAAGAGAAATAGGGTACAATGCTATTGCGCCGAAAAGCAACTCATCTTCTCGTGAGCGTGGGGCATGCGGTGAAACGTACACGACACGATACGGAGAACAGCCCGCTCTGTGATGATCTTCTCGGTTAGCGCCCTTTGACTTGCCGCCCTCCGCTTGCACAGCATGATGGAGGGCGGCGCTCTATCAAAGGGAAACGAATAAGTCAAGGGAGACAATGGCTAAGTACTGGGACATATCGAAAACGCTGTCGTACAACTGCCTGTTCAATTTCATCTACGGCATCCGCGGCGCTGGCAAGACCTACACGGGGTTGCAGCACTACGTCAAGCGCTACCTGCGAACGGCGAAGCGCTTCATGTATCTTCGGCGCACCGAAGAAGAGTTGAAGAACCTCACCACGCGCAAAGACGGTCGTCTGTTCAACCACGTCCAAAAGGAGTTCCCCGATCACGCGCTCTGGGCAGAATCGAACATCCTGCATATCGACAAGGAGATATGCGGCTACGCGCAAGCGCTGTCAACGGCGCGCAAGCTCAAGTCCGATGCGCTGGACAACGTGGACACGATCCTGTTCGACGAATTCGTGATCGACAAGGGCTTCCAGACTTACATCCCGGACGAGGTAACGGCGTTTCTCGAGCTGTACGAGACGATCGCCCGCCCAGGGTCGCGCGACTACGACGTGACATGTATGTTCTGGGGAAACGCAGTGACGAGCGCGAACCCCTACATGGATTATTTCGGGCTGGAACTTCCGTACAAAACAGACGTTTGGCGACGCGGTGAATTCCTCACGCAAATGGTAGCTCCTCCTGAACTGGTGGAAGCCAAGAAGTCTACGCGGTTCTACAAGGCCATCGAGGGAAGCGCGTATGCGGTCTACGCTGCCGAGAACAAGTGGCTGCGCGACAATCCGAAGTTCATCGGGCGAAAAGGCAAGGACGCTGAATACCAGTTCACGCTTCTTTATTTCGACGACGCGATAGGAATCTGGCGCGACTACCGAAACGGGTGCTATTACGTCTCCGATGACGTTGACACCCAATGCCGGTTCGTATTCGCGACGACGACCGAAGATCACGAGCCGAACACGCTTCTGCTGAAAGGATTCAAGACTTCGCCACACTTGGCGAACTTGAAGAAAGCCTACGACATGGGGTGCGTGAGGTACGAGAACATGAAGCTCAACAACTGGTTTCGGGATATAGTTAGGATGGGATTATGATCATCACGACTAAGAATGGCGACATGGTAGATACTATTCAGATCATCGAGGATAATGTTTATAAAATCGAAGATGTTAAATACACGGTTGAAACTGATATGTATATATCCGCCACTGTACAGATAAGAATATGCGACACCGGGAAGAAGCAGCTGGAAGTATCAGACCCGGAAGTTGGAAAAGAAGCTCAGTACCATCTTCGACAGTTCATCAAGTACATGAAACAGTTGGGGAGGTATTACTGATGGCTGAGCCGGTTATAATCAGCGCTACCAAGCAAGGCGGCGTTGAGAACGCTTACGTAGGAACCATCGGAAACGACGGCTATATATACTTCAACGATGTTGACTTCTACCGCTTCAAGAACGAGGGCACGTGGGAGAACAACATATACGTGCTTAACCGCACTCGCCGCTCTTGGACGAAGACGACGATGTTCACCAAGATCAGCGCTCAGAACCTGAACTCCGGATCGGGAAGCGTGGCACCGGGCGGATCGGGCGTTGAGGGCGCGTGTCTGTGGGCTGTCGGGATCGCCGACGACAACAGCCATGGCTACGATCAGCCGACGCGAGACGGAGGGGTCGACTTCGACTGCTCGAGCCTTGTGTCCTGGGCGTTCCGCGAGAACGGATGGGACGTTCCGTTCCCCTCTCCTTCCACCTATAACATGTCCAGCGTGTTCACGGGGCTTGGGTTCAAGAGGTACAACGGGAACCCGGCAGCGTCCGACTTGGTGCGCGGGGACATCGTTCTGTTCGAAGGCAACCCGGCAGCGGGCACCGGGCACGTGGAATTGTACCTGGGAGACGGGATGCTCGTGGGCGCGCATATCAACGAGTTCGGGGGCGTGGCCGGAGGGCAGCCGGGAGACCAGACCGGGAACGAGATATCGACCGGTGGGTATTACAGGAGCTGGAACTGTTGGCTGAGATGGGAGGGTTAGGATGCTTTGGATAATTGGTGCGTTTATTCTTGGCGGTATTTTCGGAGTGTTTGCAATGTGCTTGGTGAGCGGTAATAAATGAACGATGTTCATTAATTGCAATTATCGCAAATAAAAAAAAATTATCACTTGCTTGTTGTATGATACAATTGTAGGGGTAAGTCGAAGGGTGAATGGAGGAATTGACATGTTTCTAGAGCTTCCGGAATTTGCGTGGTTCGTGATCGGCGTTATAGTTGTGGCAGTGCTGGTTACCGTGGCGAATTGGTATATCATGTACTGTGTGTTCGACTGGGCAGTGCATCATGTAAAGCATGTTTGGGAGGATGAGGATGAAAGTACACGCTGAGCAACTGTTTGTTATTCTGATAATCGTTGTGCTTCTGCTTTCGTTTGTGATTGTTCGATTGACTGGGTAAATTATC